GGAACTGACCAAATTCAGACATCGGCGCTGGATCAAACTAAAGCTGTCGATAAGACGACAACCGCCGCAGCTACGGACAAGCAGCCAGTCCAGACTTGGCCCGAAGACTGGCGCGATCAGCTTGTCGGCAACGATGAAAAGCTCCTCAAACGCATGCAGCGGTATGCGTCACCTCGTGACGTGGCGAACGCCCTTATTGCAGCGCAAAACCGCATCAGTTCTGGCGAACTCAGGTCTGCGCTGAAAGCCAATGCGACACCAGAAGAAGCCGCAGCGTGGCGGGCCGAGAACGGCATCCCTGAAGCGCCGGAGAAGTACGACCTCAAAATGCCCAACGGCATCGTCTTCGGTGAGGAGGACAAACCCTTCGTCGACAGCTTCCTCAAGTCGGCACACGCGGCGAACTTCCATCCTGATCAGGTTAAAGCGGCTCTCGCTTGGTATCACCAAGACCGGGAGACGCAGATCGAAGCGATGGCGGCGAAGGACTCCCAACAACGCGATGCGACGCGCGACGAACTCGTCGCCGAGTGGGGCGTGAACGACTTCAAGCGCAACTCGAACCAGATCATGTCGCTGCTGGATACAGCTCCGAGCGGCGTCAAGGAAATTCTGATGGCTGCGCGCGGACCTGACGAAGGTGCACTATTCAACAACCCGAACGTGCTGCGCTTTTTCGACAGCCTCGCTCGGCAGATCAACCCAGTTGCCACTGTCGTCCCAGGAGTGACCGGGAACATCGGCACAGCAATCGGAGATGAAATCCAGAAGTACGAAAAAATGATGGGCAACAAGAACTCGGAATACTGGAAAGGCACGAACGCTGAAAAGAATCAGGCACGCTACCGCGAACTCGTCAGCGCACGCGAGCGCATGGGCCAGAGAGCGGCTTAGAAATTATATAGTTGCAGCACACCAACTAAAGGAGTAGGGTTCGCAGCAAGGCGTATTCCCGCGAAAGCGCACGCCCGCAGTTAGCACCAGGTAGCGAGGCCCCGTGAGGGCCGCACGCCAGTTCCTGAAAGGGATACCCTGGCAGACGGTCATGGACGGTCACCCCGAGCGACGGTTCGTACAACGCGACTTAGGAGACTGAAATGGCTGATACAGCCTTCCAGACCCAATACCGCCAAGAGTTCATCGCGGCCTTCGAGGCTGGGGCGACGCTCTTGCGCGCGACCGTCACTACGGAGGCCGTCATCAAGGGACAGACGGCAGTATTTCTCGTAGCCGGTTCAGGAGGCGCAGCGGCAGTCACGCGCGGCGTCAATGGCCTTATCCCGGCCCGTGGCGACGACCTCACGCAAAACTCGGCTGTTCTGGCAGAGTGGCACGACCTAGTTCGGAAGACCGGCTTCAACGTCTTCGCTTCGCAGGGCGACCAACGCCGCATCATGCAGGCGACTTCGATGAAGGTGATCAACCGGAAGATCGACGACACCATCATCCAGGAACTGAACAACGGAACCATCGCCATCGGCGCGGCGAGCACGATCCCGAACATCAGCTTGTTCCAGAATGCAAGGGTGAAGCTCTCCAACGCGAGCGTGCCGTGGGACTCGAATATCACGTTCCTGTGCCAGCCTTCAATGCTCGCTTTTCTTGAGCAGGCGCCTGAATTCGCCAACGCTCAGTACGTGGATATCCGGCCTTACGCTGGTGACGCCCCGGACTGGCGCGACGCGCCGATGGCCTATCGCTGGAGGAACGCGCTCATCATCGAGCATCCGAACCTTCCGGGAAAGGCAACCGCGAGCGAGAAGTCGTTCCTCTTTCACAAGAACGCCATCGGGCACGCGGCGAACACGGGAGAAGTGGAAACCGACGTGGGCTACAACGGCGAGCAGAATTACTCATATGCTCGGGCCTCCATCTTCATGGCAGCCAAGCTCCTTCAGAACGCCGGCGTGGTAGTGATCACGAGCGATGGCGTTACGTACGGGTGATATGATACATCCGTGAAGCTGCTGACCATCATGGAAGCGAAGGCACTCGGGCGCACCCGGTATTTCACTGGGGAAGCGTGCCCGCACGGTCATATCGCGGAACGGATGGTCAGTTGCTATGGATGCGTGTCGTGTTTGGGCATGCATCGCAAAGTGTGGGCAAGGCTCAATCCAGAAAAGGTGCGGAAACAGAGACGACGCGCATGGGAATTAAATCCTGAGCGTGAGAAAGTTTGGAAGAGTGAGTCGCAAAAGCGCAATCGTGCTGGAGCGAACGCACGTAATCGTCGCTGGTACTTAGCCAACAGAGATCGGGTAAAGGCAGTAGCTGCTGCATGGCAGAAGGCTCATCCAGAAAAAGGCGCTGCAAAAACGGCAAGGTATCTCGCCGCCAAGCGCAAACAAGTTCCTATCTGGGCCGATCATTCTGCTATCGACTTGATCTACCGCGCCGCAGAAGTGATTCGCACCACGGGTTTCGACGTGCATGTAGATCACGATATTCCTCTGCAAGGTAGGACGGTATCTGGCCTTCACGTTCACACGAACCTTCAGATCATCTCGGCGAAAGCCAATCGCTCGAAATCGAATCATCTTCTGCAAAGGATTTAGCCATGGCCTATCTCGGAACTACGCAACTCTCAAGCGTCAGCAACCCTCCGATCCGTGTTTGGGGCGGCATGGGGGCAGGCGCCGACGTTCGTATCACTGGCGGCACGACGATGTACGTCAGTGGTGCTGGCAAGGGTCTCAACTTTGGACAGCAAGGATGGGTGTATCACACAACGGACATCACTTCGGCGCCGCTCGCTTCCGGTTATTTCACGGATGCGAAGATTCTGGGCGTCCGTCCGGGTGACATCTTTTTCTTCGTCCAGGAAGCGACCTCTGTGCCGACGAGCCAGATGCTGCGCCTCAACGTCGTTGCTCAGGTCACGAGCGACGGGGCGGCATTCTCGACGGCGTCGAACATCCAGGGAACGTCGTAATCCCTGGAGCAACAGGTGGCGCGGGGCCTTGAAAGGGGCCTCGCGTCTTCGCACGTTTGATTTTTGGAGATGACATGGACGAAGACAGCAAGCCCGCAGCAACCCCACAACCACCGTCCCTCGCCGAAGCTCAAGTATCCCGTGGTATCAACAGGCAACCGCCAGCGCCATTAGCGACCGCGACGGCACAGGAAAGACCCATCTACATCCTCGGCCCTGAACGCCTGAAGGGTGCCGAATTTGAGCGCCTGATCTATGTCGCGAATCCTGGCGAAGGCGTGACGATGGAAGACCTTCTCAAGCCGGAGTGCTGGGCATCGGTGACGAATCTACTGCGTCCGTGGTCGCATATTGAGGTTCGCGCAGAAGACGGAAGCTACTACGCCGAGCTACTCGTCACAGGCGTCGATCGAGCATGGGCGAAGGTCGAGGTGCTGAACTTCAAGGAATTGACGACGAAGGACGTGGCATTGACTTCTGCAACGCGCGAGAGCAGATACGAGATCAAGCACACACCCGGACTGCAATGGCACGTCATCCGAAAATCAGATCGGCATATCGTGAAGGACAGCATGCAACTCCGCACGCAGGCCGAAGAGGCGCTTCGTGAGCACCTGAAGACCGTCCCGGCGTGACTACCAAGCTCCAAATCTACAACGGCGCCCTGAGCCTTATCGGCGATCGGCTACTCGCGAGCCTCACGGAGGAACGCGAGAGCCGCAGGTTGCTTGACCTCGTCTACGACGATGATGGCATCAAGGCGTGTCTGGAAGCGGGCCAATGGTACTTCGCCATGCGCTCGCAGAAGATTACCTACGACCCGTCGATCACGCCGACTTGGGGACTGAGGCGGGTCTTCGATGTTCCCTCCGATCACGTCAGGACGTGCGCTCTGTGCAGCGATGAGCAGTTCGAGATGCCGCTCCTCAACTATCGGGAAGAGGCGAATTTCTGGTATGCGGATGTCGACATCATCTATGTCAGGTTTGTCTCGCAATCCACGAACTACGGGCTAGACCTGTCACTTTGGCCGCAGTCGTTCGTGGAATTCGTGAAGGCGCACTTCGCCTCGAAAATTTCACCTACAGTTACCGCAAGCGATGGGACGAAGAAAGACTCCTTCGCTTACCGAAATATGATGCTCAAGCACGCTAAGTCGCTCGCGGCAATGGCAGACGGAAGCACGTTTCCTGCACGCGGGGCGTGGGCGAATGCAAGGGCTGGGAACAGCAGGGGATGGAGAGATCGGGGTAACACCGGCTCGTTGATCGGCTGACATGTCGGTCCAAAATGCCGCGCTCCAGGCATTCAACCGTGGACTCGTCTCAAAACTCGCCCTAGCTCGAACTGACCTCAAACGGACGGCTCTGTCCGCAGAAGTGATGACCAACTGGATGCCGCGTGTCCTCGGCTCCATGATGCTGCGTCCCGGACTCGGCTTCCTCGGCGATACCCGTTCAGACCTGAAGGCGAAGATGATCGAATTCATCTTCAGTCTCAGCGACAAGGCTCTCGTAGAACTCACCGATCTGAATATGCGTGTCTGGATAAGCGACGCTCTGGTCACGCGTGTTTCAGTTGCAACGACGGTTACGAATGGAACCTTTGTCGTCGATCTCAGCAACTGGACGAATAACGACGAGGCTGGAGCCACATCATCTTGGACCGCTCCCAATTACATGACGCTATCCGGTAATGGCACGGCAGCTGCCATCCGCGACCAGCAGATCGTCGTCGCCGGAGGAGATATCAGCAAGGAACACGCCTTGCGTATCGTGGTTGTCAGAGGGCCAGTTACGCTACGTGTCGGGAACGCCTTAGCCGACGATACCTACATCAGAGAGACCAGCCTTGCGACTGGCACGCATTCCCTGGCCTTCACGCCCACGGGAAATTTCTGGATAAGGTTCTTCACGCGCCGCATCCCGGTAGCTTACGTTTCCAACTGCACCGTCGAAGCGTCTGGCGTCATGACACTGCCTACGCCTTGGGTTGAAGCAGACATGAAGCTGACGCGCATCGATCAGTCTGGAGATATTCTTTTTATCGCTGCGAGCGGGTATCAACAGCGCACGATAGAGAGGCGCGGGACGCATTCGTGGTCTGTCGTTCTATACGTCACGGAAGATGGGCCGTTTCTTGTCGAGAATGTAGGGCCGATCACCATCACGCCGAGCGCCATTACGGGCGATATAACGTTGACGGCTTCCAAAGCTCTTTTCAGAAGCACTCACGTCGGGGCGTTGTTCCAGCTTGTTTCAGTCGGTCAGGACGTAGTGAAATCTGCAACAGCCCTCAACGATGTGACCGACAGCATCAAGGTAACTGGTGTCGGAACTACACGCGCATTCACGATCATACTTTCAGGGTTTTTCGACGGCGTGCGTACACTAATCCTGGAGCGTTCTTTTGACAACTTGACTGGCTGGACAGCCGTCCCAGGGGAGACATGGGTTGCCGCTGTGACCACCAGTTTCAATGACGGTCTGGATAACCAGATCGTCTACTACCGGCTCAAGCTATCGGTGCTTGGCGGAGCAGGAACGACGACGTTGGAACTGAAGATAGGCACTGGCAGCATCACTGGGATCGTTCGAGTCACGGCCTTTACCAGCACAACAGTTATCAGCGCACAGGTATTGAAATCTCTCGGCGGAACGTC